TCAGCCGCCAGGAATTCGACAAGCTGGTGGAAAAATTCCTGAATTCACCTTGCAACGGGAAATAATAATTTTATAAATAACAGGAGAATTTAAAATGAGTAACAAGCCTATACTCCCGAATGCTTACGTGGATGTGAACAACCGGAACTTGGGCGTGGTTGCCGGAAAGCCCACCGGGATCTTCGCATTCATCGGGATCGCGCAGGAAGGCGCCGCTTCCTTCGACGCGGTCGTGTCCCTGGGGAAAAACGATATCGCTTCACAGATCGGTTATGGTCCCCTTGCGGACGAACTGATCGATTTCTTCGATAACCAGGGAAGGAAGGCCCTGGCCGTTCCGCTGGATGTTAATACCAGCAGCAGCGGAACCGGCGCACTGACACCGACACGCGTGGGAACGTCCACTGGGACAGTGTCTTCCGCGGCAGTTGCCACGAAAGAAATCGTGAACGATTTCAATCTGAAGCTGGAAATTACCAAATCTGGGACCGTGGATGTCGGCCGCTTTAAATGGTCCCTGGATGGTGGGACGAACTGGTCCGCCGAATATACAATTCCCAGTGGCGGGACTTATGAGATCCCCACCACGAACATCGAACTGACCTTCACGCCTGGCGGCGGCCCGGATTATTTCGACGATGGGGATGTTTTCGGTCCGCAGGCCATCACGAAACCGACCGCGCTGACTTCAGATGTTACGACTGCAGTGGATACCTTGCTGGCTTCGGACGAAACCTTTGACGGGATCGTGGTGGTCGAACCTGTCAGCGCCGCCACCGGTGCCACCATCGCTTCCAAAATGGAAGGCGCGGAAAACAGTCCGGACTGGCGTTATTCTTATTCTATGATCCGGGGCGCCCTGGCTGCCGCTGATCATTCGGATCTGGTTTCTAATTATACCACGATCAGGGCTTCGGTGGAAAGCGATCGCTGCCAGGTGGTCGGTGGCGAAGCCACCATGACCAGGCCGAACCATTTCGGACACCAGACAGACAAGACGGCGATCGGCGTCATTGCCGGCCGGCGTTCTTCCTTGAATCGCCAGAACGATCTGGGCCTGGTCCAGGCCGGCGCCCTTTCGAACATTGTTTCCCTGCGGACGAATCTGACGGAAACCATGATCGAAGATCTGGATGCGATCCAGGTAGTCACGATCCGGAAATTTAAGGGGATCGCCGGATATTATCCGACAAACGGCCACATGTCCGACCCGAACAGCGACATCAAAAAGGATGCCTGGCGGCTGGTCCTGGACAAGGCTTCGGATCTGGCCCGGCGGACTGCCTGGAATAAACTGAAGATCGAAGTTGATCCTTCGGACGTGACAGGATCCACCGAATCCCTGAAGAACGATGTCCAGAATGCCCTGGACACCCAGATCGTGGGAAACAGGGAAGCCGTTTCCTTCACCGTTAACATCCCGGACGGCCAGGACATTCTGACCACGGAAGAAATCAAGATGGAAATTGATGCCATTGTTTACGGTCACGCGTCATGGATCGGCATCACCATCCAGATCACGAATCCGGCCGCGGCCGCTTAATATATAAAAACCCGAAGGAGATCATAAAATGATAAACGGAAAATCGTTCGACTGGGAAGACATCAAGATCGATGCGCCCTGGGGCCTTGATGTTGAGATCCAGAACATCAGTTATGAATCGGATCGCCCGGTTGTTGAAACTTATGGCCGGGGAAATACTGCCAGGGGTTACGGCCACCAGAACCTGGCCCAGACCGGCGCGATCGAACTGAATCACCGGTCATTCATTGCATTATCGGCTTATGGTGCGACCCAGGGCGGGATCCTGCGGATCGCGCCGTTTGTCATAACGGTCCGATATGCGAACACCGACCAGGTGACGCAGGTGGACATCCTGGACGCGGTAAAAATATCCAAAATAGCCACCGAAGCATCACAGGGCGATGAAGAAGTCGCGCTGCGGACGCTGGACATTAAGATCCTTAACCCGATCAAGTGGAGCGGCGTCCCCGCGATGTAATTTAAGTTTTCCGAAAGGGGGAACTGATGGACGAAGAAAAAAGTTACATCTTCCAAGTCACTGACCAGGTGGCGGAAGAAGCGATGGAAAAAAATCCGGGCGTGGATCTTGAACAAATAAATTTTGTTCTGGATGACGGCCGGATTTTTGAAGTGATTCACAAATCGCCGACGGTGGATTCATTTCAGCGTTATCTGGCAACATGCCAGGACAAAGATCTGAAAAACGCCGGCGAAATCGGGTCCCTGCAGTATATTAAAGACTGCATTGTTGTCCCCTCTTATGATCAGTTTTATCAAATCATAAAGGAAGAAAAGCTGCCGGCTTTTACTATTCACTTCGCGAATGAACTGGCGAAGGGAATGGGGCTGACAAAGGGATCCGAAAAAAAAAGGCTATCCCGTCCAAAACCATCAGCACAATAGAGACGAACGCCTTTATCGAATATTATGCCGGACCGGAAGAACTGCAGCGCGCCCTGTCTGTCAGGGATTCCGGTCAGGCATATCATTCGGCCTTAGTTAAAGCCAAAAAGGTCCAGAAGTTCAGGATCGAAGAAGTCCACATCGGCGTCCTGAAGGCACTGGCGGACGCTTTTAGAAGAAGATAATGGGGGATCCATGCCGCGGAAAAGATCGGTTGAAATTCCGATCAGGGCGAAGAACCTGGCAAAGAAGGCATTCAAGGCCGTCGGAACCGATGTCGAAGTCCTGGGAAAACAGGTCCAGCAATTCAATGCAATCGGTGCCAAAATTAAAAATGTAGGATCCCAGATCAGCCAGGCCGGCCGGCAGATCACCCTGTTTGCCGGCATTGCTGCCGCCGCGATCGGTGGCGTTTCCCGCGAAGCTGCAAATTTCGAAACCAATATGGCCCGTGTTGCCACCCTAATCGGGGGTGATGTAACACGGACCATTGAACAATTCGGTCCGGACGTGCGCCGGATCGCCATCCAGACATCCACCGGGACCCAGGAAGTCGCTGCCGGCCTATTTGATATTATATCCGCCGGCGTTCCTGCAGCGAAGGCCATCAAGGTCCTTGAAGTGGCAGCCGTGGGCGCCAGGGGCGGCTTCACCGATGTCCGGACTGCAGCCGGCGGGATCCTGGCGATCATGAATTCCTATAATATGGCGTCAGAAGACGCCTTGCGGATCGCGGAATTGTTTGCCCTGGCAAACGAAAAAGGGATCACCACGTTCGGCGCCCTGGGAAATTCAATCGGCCGGGTCGCTTCGACGGCTGCGAATTTTGGGGTCAAGGCTGAAGAACTGATCGGCGGGGTGGCTGCCATAACGGCCACCAGTAAAAAATCCACCGATGAAGCGGTCACTGGGATCCGGGCCTTGATTACTGCCATAACCGGCGCCACCGACGATCAAAAAGAATGGCTGGACACAATGCAAGCCGGCGTCCCTGCAGCTGAACGGCTGGAATTATCAATCGCCGGTCTGCAGAAAGTTGGCCTTCTGGAATGGCTGAATCGTGCAATTAAATTAACTGGCGGGAATGCGACGGCCCTGGATATGCTGATCGGGCAGAACGTCCGGGCAAAGGCTGCCCTTTTTGACCTGGTGGCCGGTCAGGATAAATTCAATGAAACCGTCGGTTTAATGATTAAGGAAGGACCGAAAGGTGTCCGGACCATCAGGAACTTCGAAGGCGTGGCCCAGACCGCGGAATTCGTCTGGAAACAGTTGCGACTTCAGATTCGGGACCTGGCGATCGATTTAGGACACGCATTCCTTCCGACGCTGGTGGAAGTATTTCGGAAAGTGAAGCCAGTTGTTGCATCAATTACGGACTGGATTAAAAGAAACCGCGCACTTGTGGGAGTTTTGGCAAAGGTGGCGATCGGCGGGACCGCACTTCTAGCAGTGGCCGGCCCGGTCCTTGTAGTATTGGGCGGCATAGTGACAGCAATCGTATCCATTGTGGCAGCTGGTCCGGTCCTGGTGATCATATTAAAAGGACTGGCTGCAATTGCCGCGGCAGTGGCAACGCTGAAGATTGTTCATGAAGTAGGAAAGCGGCTGGCGGATTCCTTTGATTTATTAGACACCAGATTCGGCCGGATCGTAAAAAAAGTTTTTATTTTTGGATTGTATTCGATCCCGATCCTGGGCCAGATAATCGCCGGCATTCGGGCAATGTTAAAATTACTGGGAACGTTAGGCAAGAAAATCATGCCTGATGTTGCCGTCGGTGTTGAAGGAAAACCGATGAAAGACCTGGCCGCGCAGTTAAGAACTGCAGCTGAAGAACTGGAAAAAGGAATGACAAAAACCCACACCAAAGGGGAAGACGCCAGGACAAAGGCCACCCTGGACGCAATTCAAAAAAGGCTGGCAGCATTTAAAAAGGCAGCGAAGGAAACAAAATCCCGCGGCGCGGATCTTCTGGAATTATCCAGGGAACAATGGGAACGGCTGCGCGGCCGTTACTGGCTTAACCAGGCGGAATTAAATGACATCCTGGCAGGATCCGGCGGCCGGGGATTCGCCACTGACACAATCGTCAGATCTTTAACAACAGGGAAGAAGGTCCAGGGCGCCGGCGGCCAGGTGGTCCAGATCGACCAGCTGGTCCTTCCGGATGTTACCGACACGGAACAATTTGCATCTTCATTATTTGATTTTACTCAAGCGAACAACTTCGGATTCGCAGCTGCCGAAGCGGGTGTGTCCGCGATTTCAGGCGTGCCGGCCAGGAATACCGGTGGCGCAGGGGGATCATTTTAATGTCAATAAATGATCGTGCAGATCTATTTTCCGGCGATGTCATGCTGGATAATGCATATCCGGCAACACTGGAAAAAATTCCAGAACTGCAGGAACAATCGATCAAGGAAGGCTTTTATCGTGGATATCTGCGACCGCTGATCCCTTCCTTCCTTAAACGTGCGCCGCAGCTGTCAGATCAATTTCAGCAGCTGCAGCGGAACGCCATTGAAATATCAAATCTTTTAAATAGGCAGCGCGCAGTTGAAGAACAAGTCCTTGTTAATGGCCGATTACTTCCGGGGATTTTTATCGGCATCCGATTAAATGGTGGGATCCTGCGGCAGAAGATCCGGGCAAAATCCAGGACAAACAAAAAAATTAAAGGAATTGATATATCCAAAGAATTCAGCATTGACAAAGGGGACCGCCCGGTCACTGGATCGGCAAGTTTTATCATGCTTGACGATTATTATTCGACGGCAAAATCGAAGGCCGTGGAATTTTTCAGGATCATAACTGACTGGCGTGTCGGCGAAGCTAACGAAAAGGAAGGACGCGATCGGATCTTCACCATGCGAACATTCATTTCCGGGGAAGGCTGGCCCGGTCCCCTGAACTTCAGCCGGATCAAGATATTAAACTGGGGTGTTGACATGGACAATGAAGGGCTGGAAGGATCGATCGCCTGTTCCTTTGAATTCGAACAATATGAAAAAAAGGAAACCGAAGGGCAGCTGCGGAAACCCAAAACACCAGGAAAAAATGAAGGCGGGGGGACCGTGCAGCCAGAAACGCCGGCTTCTTTGCCTTCTGATTTAAGTACATTTAAAACGGGGTTATAAATGGATGTCGAAGAAGAAGATGACTTCGAATTTTTTTGGAATATATAAATGGACCGTGTGCGCGATGGTGAGAAAATCCGGTTGCAACGCTGGATCCCCTTTCGGCCCG